CCTGGTGCTGACCTTCATCGTGTGGGGCCTGCGCACGTGGGTCCTGCAGCGCGTCTCGTCCAAGGTCCTGCCCTGGATCGTCCTGGTGGCCGCGGTGCTCGCCGAGGGGGCTGCGGTCCTCTTCGCCTGCGGCGACTGGCTGGTGGCCCTGGTCCAGGGCCTGCTCGTGGGCTTCGTCAGCATGGGAAGCTGGGACCTGTCGGCGATCTTCCGGAAGGACTGAGCGCCCCCCCAGCTACAACCCCTTCGACGCCCCCGGCGTGGCCCACACGGGCTGCCCCGGGGGCGTCGCTGTGTCAGGAGGCCCCCATGGGTGACCTGCCCCCCGTCGTGCTCGACGTGCTGCTCCTCTTTACCAGCGAGGGCGCCTACAAGGTGTCGGCCCTGAGCTGGGCCGGTGATCGCTTCGAGTGGCTCCCCCGCACCCAGGTCGAGCTGCGGCCGACCCGCCGGCAGTACCTCGGCCGCCCTGTCTACGAGGTCGAGATCCCCGGCTGGCTCGCCCAGCGTCGGGGCATCACCGGGAGGTCGCGCTGAGCTGATCGCCCCCACCGCTCGCTGCCGCTGGCAGGACCGCCCCCAGGCCCCCCCGCCGCGCCCCAGCAGGGCTGACAGCCCCGCGCGAGGCCACGGGCCGCCCCCAGGTCCCCCCGCCACTGCCGGCCGCTCCCTGGCGCCCCACGGTCCCCCCGCGGGGCGTCACCACAGGGGCGATCAGCGCCACCCGTTGATCGCGTGCGGCTGATCAGCGGTGATCAACGATCGAGCGCCGCAGCCCGGGCGGCTACCCCCGCGAGGAGCCAGGCGCTATGCTGCCCCTCGCCCCCTTCCAGCAGGAGGCCCGCATGGCAGACCGTGGGCGGAACGTGACCGTCCCTGCACCGATCGATCGCCCAGGCGCACCCGCTACCAGGCCGTCGACGTCGCGCGCGCGAGAACGCGCGGCGGGGGCCTGGCCGTGAGCGGGCCCCCGAGGAGCAGTGGCTTCGCCGGGATCGCCCGGCGAGCGCACGGGCGAGGCCCTCCCGTGTGGCACACCGCGGTGCATGCCGACATCCTGGCGGCCCGTTGCCGCCTGGATCGCGAGCTCGTGGGGCCGCTGGTGCCCGTCGAGGACGTGCCCGTGACTGCCAGGCGCTGCACGCATGCCGGGTGCCAGGTGCTGCGGGGCCCTGATTCCGCCCCCCTGGTCGCCGCCCCCGTCGAGTCCTACAACCCGGGCCCCCCCGTCTGGCACGTGTCGGTCCACCCCGACCTGCGCGCCGCCCGGTGCGACATCGGCCTGGTCCTGGTCGGCGAGCTCGCGCCCCTCGCCCAGGTCCCCGCTGGCGCTCGCCGATGCGAGCACCCGGCCTGCCGGCGCGCCTGGCGCACCCTGCCCTTCCCCCCACAGGAGCCCCGATGACTTGCGACCACCTGCAGTTCGAGTCCGCCTGCCTGGTCAACCGCCTGACCGACGAGGAGGGCGGCCCGCCCACTGGCTACACCATCGACGTCCTGGTGCGGTGCGCCGACTGCGGCGAGCCCTTCACCTTCCTCGGGCCCGTCGGCGTGAGCACCAGCGAGCCCCGGGTCTCGGCCGACGGGCTCGAGCTGCGGGCGCCGATCACGCCCCGGGCTGCCCGGGCTGCCCTGCTCGACCAGGTCGTGGACGTGCTGCAGGGGGCGCCCCCCGATGCCTGATCGCTACGGCTACAGCTTCGAGGGCGGGCCCACGGGCGATCGGCGTGCGGTCCTCTTCGAGCTCGACACGGGGGCCCACCTGGTCACCCTGTCGATCGAGGGCCGGGCCTGGTGGGTCTACGCTGACTGGTACGCCGAGGACGGCGACTGCGACCCGCCGCCGTCCGGCCTGGCCGACTGGATCCACGAGCGCGAGGCCCTCTTCGTCCGCCACGGCTTCCAGGTCCGCCGCTGGTCGCACCTGTGGCCCTGCTCGACCTGCGGGGCCTCGACCTGGTCGCCCTGCCGCCACCTGCGGACCGGCGCCCGCCTGAAGCGAGGCCACCGAGGCCGGGCCCCAGGTGTCCGCCGCCGAGCGCCCCGTGAGTGACCCCCGCCAGATCCGGCTGCCGGCCCAGCTTGACCTGTGGGCCGAGCTCTACGGTGGCGGCTTCGCCGTGGGCCTGGCGCTGCACGACGGCGTGGCCCCGCCGTTCATCTACCAGGGCGGCAAGGTCAGCCTGGCGACGCCGACCCTGCGGGCCATCGGCGTCGCCGTAGGCGGGCAGGCCGCGGCCTACCTGCACAACGATGCGGGCGAGGTCGGCCACGCCTACGAGGTCCTGCGCGAGCCCTGGCCGCGATGCCGATCACCTTCCGCCACGGCCTGGCGGCCGAGGTTCCGATCCCCGACCCGCTGCCCCCTCGGTCCGTGGTCTACCTGGACCCGACCTACGAGGGCACCACGGGCTACGCCGCCGCCTACTCGCCACGGGAGGAGGTGATCGAGACCGCCAGGCGCTGGGCTGCCGCCGGCGCGCTGGTCCTGGTGGCCGAGGCCGAGGGCGTCGACCTGGGCGGCGAGGTAGTCGAGCTCGTGCGCGGCGACGGCCGCCCCTTGCCCCGGGCCCGCCGCGAGTACTTGTCCATGCTGGGAGGCCCCGATGTCGACCCTACCGCCACCACGGATCGCCGCGGCCGTGATCGCTGGCTGCCAGGACCTGCGCCAGGTCCTGTGGATCCTCGACGAGGAGCGCAGCCACCCCGAGGGCCGGGCCGACCTGGTCGAGCTCCTCGAGCGCCGGCGGGATCAGCTCGCCGGGCGCCTGGTGGCGGCGACCCCGGGCCGCCCGGCGTACCGTCTAAGCCTGGGCAACCTGCTGGCCGCCCTGGCCTGCGAGCTTTGCACCGCCCCCCCCAGGAGTCCGACGTGACCGACAGCGCCGCCCCCGTGCCCCTCGGCACCCTGCCACCCGACACCGACCCCACGACGCTGCCGGCGTGCTGGTGGGCGCTGCTCGACCTGCACCCCTGGGAGGGCAACCCCCAGGTCCACCCGCCCGCCCAGGTGGCCACCCTGACGGCCGGGATCCGGGCGCACGGCTTCACGACCGTGCTGCAGGCCCACTGGCCGACCTGCACGCTGATCGCCGGGCACGCGCGCCGCGAGGCGCTCCTGGGGCTGCTCGAGGAGCAGGGGGGCGGCCGGGCCGCCGACGTCGCCTCGGCCTGGTGCTGGCTGCAGGGCGAGGAGGAGGCCGCCCGCGCTGTGCGCGCTGGCGGCCCCTTTCGCCACCGCCCGGGCCCCTGCGCGACCCTCTGCCCGGTCTGCCTCGACGCTCCCTGCACCTGCCCCCGCTGAGCGCATGCCCCTCACCCCCGCCGACCTGCGCCTCCTGCGCCACCACGAGCGGGGCCCGCTCGCCGCGGGCGAGCGGCTGCGCCTCCGGATCCGCGTCGACCAGGCCGCCCGGCTGATCGCCGGGGGCCTGCTGGCCATCGACGAGACGACCGGCGACACTGAGCTGACCGCCGATGGCCGCCAGGCCCTCGACCAGGAGCCCGCCCCGTGAGCAAGACCAGCGCCAACGCCGCCGTGCTCGACCGCCGGCGCCTCGTGCGCCGCTTCCTGGTCGAGGGCACCGCCAGGTCGGCCGTCGTGGCCCACCTGGTGCGGGGCGTCAAGCTCGACGACGGGCGGACGATCCGGGTCAGCGAGAGCACCGCCAGGCGCGACGTCGCCGCGGTCGCTGAGGAGTTCGTGGGCCTCTTCGAGGACGCCGACATGGTGGCCCTCGAGGTCGGCAGCGCGGCCGAGCGGATCAAAGAGGACGCGCGGAAGCTGCGGCAGGGCCACAAGTACGCCCAGGCCGCGCGCATCGAGCTGCTCTATGTCCGGCTGATCACCGCCCAACGCCCCGAGTGGGCCGCCCTGCACGGGGGCAAGACCGCCGCCAACGTCACCGTCGGGGGCGTCACCGTGGGCGTGGCCGCCGGGCATCCTGCCCCCGCGTCGGGCAGCGCCGAGGAGGACGACTGGCTGCGCCAGCGCGCCGCCGAGCTGGCCAGCAAGAGCCCCGCCGAGCTCCGCAGCCACGTCGAGGTCCTGCGGGGCCGCGTTGCCCACCTGACCGTGCACGAGGGCGGCGCTGCGCCGGCCGCCCAGGAGGCCGCCAGGGCCGCGGCCGAGGGTTGATCCATGGGCGAGGACGTCGACGCCCGGCGCACCCTGATCGAGGCCGCCCTGGCCCTCGAGCTGGCCCAGCGCCGCATGGCCGGCAGCCGCGCCGAGGCCTGGTTCTACACCTACCTGCGCGACCTCTTCTACGCGCCCGCGGGCCGCTTCCACCGGGCCCTGCACCGCGACGTCGAGGCCATGCTGTGGCGCGAGCCCCTCGACGACGGCGAGATCTTCGACAGCGCCGCGATCGCCTGCCCCCGTGGCCACGGCAAGAGCACGACCCTGGCGATCGGCCTGCCCCTGTGGGTCGCATGCGAGTGGGAGAGCATGCCGCACTTCGAGGGGCGGGCACCCTACATCGTGATCGTCAGCGACACGGCCGACCAGGCCCGGGCCCGCCTGGCGGACATCCGCGACCAGCTCGAGAGCAACGAGGAGCTGATCGCGCGCTACGGCTGGCAGGGGCCGACCCTCGAGCGCATGCGCGGCCGTCGACGTCGCCGGCGCAGCCCCCGCAAGTGGACCCAGGATCGGCTCGAGCTCGCCAACGGCACGATCATCGTCGCCATGGGCCACGGGAGCAACCGAGTCCGCGGCCTGGTGCGGGGCGGCCGGCGGCCGAGCCTGATCCTGTGCGACGACCTCGAGAACGACGAGGCCGTGTTCACCGACAACCAGCGCGAGAAGCTGCGCCGGTGGTTCACCCAGGCCCTGATCCCAACCGGCCTCGAGGGCAAGCTGATCACGATCGTGCTGGGGACCATCCTGCACGCCGACGCCCTGCTCTCGCGCCTGCTCTCGGCCGAGCACTTCGAGCCCTTCCTGAAGCGCAGGTACGCCGCCCTCTACAACACCGATGGCATGCCCGACGGCGAGGGCACGGTCGCCCTGTGGCCCGAGTACTGGTCGCTCGGGCAGCTCCTCGCCCGCCGGCGGAAGATCGGGGCGCTCGCCTTCGCCCAGGAGTACCTGAACATCCCGATCGACGACGCCGCGGCCCTGTTCCCCATGCGCTGGCTGCAGTCCGCCAGGCGGCGGGGCGAGGGCCGGCCCTTCCTCTACGCGCCCCCTCCCCGGATCCCGTTCAGCACGGCGACGAGCACCTGGGACCCTGTCGAGCTCGCCCGCCTGGCCGGCGACCCGCGGGCCTACCAGGTCCTCGTGACCTCCTGGGACCTGGGCCTGGTCGACGACGAGGAGCAGGCCCGCAGCCGCGACACCGACTACACCGTGGGCCTCACCCTGGCCCTGCGGCCCGACGACCGGGTCGACCTGCGCCGGCTCTACCGTGCGCGTGGGCTCAGCCCCGCCCAGCTTCGCGCCCGCGTGATCTCCGAGCAGCGGATCCTGGCGGCCGACTACATCGTGGTCGAGAACAACCAGGCCCAGCGCCTGCACGAGATCGAGCTGCGCAGCCTGGGCCTGCCGATCGTCGGGCACACCACGACCAAGCGGAAGCGCAGCCTGTGGGACGGCGTGCCTGGCATGGCCCTGGCCTTCGAGACGGGCCGCCTGGACCTGTGCTGGAATGACCCGCGCGAGCGCGCCCGGATCGACGTGCTGATCAACGAGCTCCACGGCCTGGGCTTCGAGGCCCACGACGACACGGTCATGGCATTGTGGTTCGGCCTGCTCACCGTGAACAAGTGGATCCGGCTGCGCAACGAGCGCCGGCGCCGTACCATCGGCCCAGCCCCGCCGGGCTACTACGACGACCTGTTCCCCGTCCAGGAGGCCGCCTGATGCCTACCCGCCGCAGCACCCGCACCGTCGCCGTCGACGGCAGCGAGACCTACCCCCAGGGCCACGAGCGGGCCGGCGAGCCCGTGGTCGCCAAGGGCCGCGCCATGCCGACCAACCCCCTGGTCCAGGAGGCCGCCGCGGCGATCCCCGGCCTGAACGCCGGCGACCTGGTGGTCCTGCCCACGGTCGCCCGCAAGCGGGCAGAGCTGATGGGCTGGGGCCGCGACCGGGAGCTGACCCTGGCCGAGGCCCGCGAGCTGGCCATGCGCGGCCCTGCTGCCAAGTTCGCCGTCGCCGAGGCCCACGGCCCGGGCGACGTGCCCGGGCACGGCGAGACCACCGGCAGGGCGAAGGTCGAGGGCAGCGCCCTGCCGGTGATCGCCGCGAGCCGCCAGATCCAGCGCGACCCCAAGGCCTGGTCCCTGCTGGTCGAGTCCGGCCTGGTGGTCGAGCCGCCCTATGACCCCTGGGAGCTGGTCTGCACCGTCGAGGAGAGCGACACCCTGCCCCAGGCCGTCGAGGCCATGGCGACCAACGTGGGCGGCTTCGGCTACGACCTCGAGCCCCTGTTCGCCGTCGAGGACCCCGAGACCGGCGAGGCCCTCGACCCGCCCGAGGAGGCCAAGACCGAGCGCGAGGAGCTCGAGCTGTTCCTCGCCTCGTGCAACATCGAGCTCGGCTTCGCCGGCCTGCACGAGCTCGCCGATCGGGACATCGAGACGATCGGCTGGGGGGCCTGGGAGGTCCTGCGCGGCGAGGGCGGCGACTTCGCCGGCTTCGAGCACGTGCCCGGCTACACGCTGCGCCTCGGGCCGCTGTCCAAGCCCCTCCTGGTGGAGATCCCCTTCCGGCACCCGACGACGGGCGAGCTGGTCACCATTCGGCGCTACCGCCGCTTCCGGCTCTACGTCCAGCAAAGCGAGGGCCGGATCGTGTGGTTCAAGGCCCTCGGCGACCCCCGCCACGTCAACTGGCGCACGGGCAAGGCCCAGGCCGAGCCGTGGCCCGACGAGCAGGGCAACAGCATGGAAGCGACCGAGCTGATCTACCGCCGGCAGTACGCCCCACACACGCCCTACGGCGTGCCCCGCTGGATCGGCGCTGCCCCCCACGTGCGCGCGGGGCGCGAGTCCGCCGAGCTCGTGGTCGACTGGTTCCTGAACGCCCCGATCGGCCTGAAGCTCGCCATGATCGCCGGCGGCGCCTGGAAGGCCGACAGCCTCGCCCAGGCCCTGAACAAGATCGACCACGGCGCCCGCGGCAGCGACAACGCCTGGTCGCTGGTCAGCCTCGAGGGCGAGACCGACAGCGGCGTCGACCCCATGGCCGAGGACGGCCGGCCCGCGCCCCCCCGCGTGGCCGTCGAGGACCTGACCTACGAGATCCCCCCGACCCTCTACAGCGGCGACGGCAACCTGATCGACGAGAGCGCGCGCCGCGTGCGGATCATGTTCCGCCTGCCGGCCATCTACTTCGGACACAGCGAAGCCGAGACCAACCGGGCCGCGGCCGACGTCGCCCGGGCGGTCGCCGAGGAGCAGGTGTTCCGGCCCCTGCGCGCGCTGCGCTGGGAGACCCTGTGGAACCACGAGATCCTCCCCGCCATGGGCGTCAACCATTGGCGCCTGGTGCTGCGGGGGGCCGTGACCGGCGACAACGAGGCCGTGTTCAAGGGCCTCGGGCCGTTCAACGAGGGCGGGGGCACGACGCCCAACCAACTCAACCGGATCCTGGCCGAGACCACCGGGACCACCGCCAAGGTGATCACCGAGCCCTGGGGCGACCGCCCGATCGTGATCACCACCGCCCTGCTGTCCAAGGGCATCGACCCCAACCTCCCCCTGGCCGAGGCGATCGGCCAGATCCAGGCGAAGGAGCAGCAGCAGCGGGAGCAGCAGCAGGCCCGCATGGAAGCCCTGCGGGGGCAGCGGCCAGCCCGGGGGCCAGGACGGCCCCCCCGGCCAGCCCAAGGCGGCCGACCGGCAGACCGCCGCCAAGGCGGCCCGCGGTGCCCACCTGGTGGCCGAGCTTGCCGAGCTGCGGGCCGACCTGATCGCCTATGCGGCGGCTGAGCTGGGCCAGGACGGCGCCGAGGAGCTCCCCCCCGAGTGGACCCAGGACGGGTAGGTGGTCGCACCCCTGCGCCAGGAGCTGCGCCCGCAGCTCGAGCGGATGCGGGAGGCCACCAGGTCGACCGCCGCCAAGGCCACCGACCTGCTGGCCCTCGCCGAGGGCGTGCAGGCCGGCCCCCTGCGCCTGCTGGGCGAGGTCGAGGGCCTGCTCGGCGTGGTCCTGGCGATCAAGGTCAGCCCCCCTGAGTACCGCCGGATCGTCGGCACGCTGTCGAGCTTCCTGCAGGACGCCTGGGGGGCCAACGACTGGCTGGTCCGCCAGGCCGCCGACGACGTCGCCGAGATCGTCGACCGTGGGCGCGCCGGCGGGCTGTCCGCCGACAAGGTGCAGGCCCTCGCGCGCGCCCGGGTCGAGCAGCTCCAGGCGGGCCTCGGCGAGCTCGGCACGGCCTTCGCCGACGGGCAGGCCCGGGACATCGGCCGCTTCCTCACCGCGGCCTACGCCCTGGGCGGCAACGAGATCGGCAAGGCCCTCGGCTGGCGCCTCGACTTCGAGCTCGGCGACCACGACGCGATCCAGGGCCTGGCCCGCTCGGGCATCTACTGGATCGGCAACCACTACGGCGAGGCCCTCGACCAGGATCGCCTGCTGGCCGTGGTCCGGAAGCTGCAGCTCGAGCAGGGCCTGGGCCGCAAGGCGGTCGGCGAGGCCCTGCGCGACGCCTTCGGCACCGAGTTCAAGCGGTCCGACCCCTACTGGATGGGGCTGGCCGCGACCATGGCGACCCGGTCGCGGTCCTTCGGCGCCCTGTCGAGCATGGAACGGGCGGGGGCCTGGCGGTACACCTACAGCAACCCCCTCGACGAGCGGACCTCCGACGTGTGCGAGGCCCTGAACGGCACGACCTTCGTGGTCAAGGGGGCCCTCGACCTGCGCGCGCGCCTGCTCGAGGCGAGCAGCCCCGAGGAGTGGAAGGCGATCAGCGCCTGGCCCAAGCTGCGCGACATCGAGGCCAGCCCGGGCAACCTGCTGCCCCCCGCCGAGCTGCAGGCCCGGGGCATCGCCTGGCCCCCCATGCACTTCCACTGCCGCAGCTCGATCGAGGTCGAGGCCTGGCTGCCGGTCACCGCCGCCGACGTCGACCCGGCCGCCACGACGGACGTCAAGACCCCGGCGAAGCCCCCCAAGCGCAAGCGCAAGGCGAAGGGCAAGCCCCAGGCCGGCGGGCCCAGGTCCTGGCGCGAGGTCCGGTCCGACCTGGCGGCCGTCGAGAAGGACATGGCCGCCCGCGGGCTCGACCCGGCCGACGTGAGCACGATCAGCACCCGCGCGCGCGCCGCCTACCAGGCCTGGGCCCCGGACCCTGGCCAGCCCCCCCGCGACTGGCTCGACCGGCGGGCCGCCGCCCTGCTCGAGTCCCCCGGCCGCAAGGGCCGCGCCACCGTCGGGAGCTGGCTGCACGAGCTCACCGGCCAGCAACGGCGAGCCCTGGAGATCCGCGACCCCAAGAGCCCCCGCATGCGCGCGATCGCCGAGCTGATCGAGACGCTGAAGGGCGACCTGGCGACGCACGAGCGGCGCTTCGCCCTCCTGCGCGAGGCCCGCCAGGTCGCCCCCCGCACGGTCCGCGAGCGCTGGCGCAAGGCCGCGGTCGACACCCTGCTCGGCGAGAGGCCCAAGGCCCTGACGGC